AGATTTAAAAAAAAAAAAATTAAATAAACAAATCGGATCTAGTTCCTCCTCTTACAAATCAAGTAAAAAGTGAAATCCTCCAGTTCTTTCTGGGTCCGTCGGCCATGTGCGCTGTCTCGCTCCTTCGTCTCTCGTTTCCAAAGTGAAATTTTGCATCCATGTGCTTAAAAAGCTAGGAAATTCCGTCGGTAACTCTCCCTCGTATCCAAGTAGATAAGTCATCTTCCGCTCGTCTTCCATGCTCCATCGTGGCTCTAGCCCAACTGTCTCCTTCAAATAAGTGTATACGTCATTGCATACCTTCCATACCTGGTGAGAACAACCTTGTGCTGCCATCGCTATTCCTATACTGCTCGCCATCGTCGCTGCTGCGTCCTGAGGGTGCTCTGGGAAAGCTAAGTGAGATAACAAATCTAAATCTGTCCTCCTTGCAATTCCATGTTCATTGTAGTAACCTAGAACATATGCACCGTTTAGCGTCGTAGTAATGTCCGATTTCTCCTCGGATAACTTCGCGTTAAAACGTCTCGTGGCTATTCTTGCAATCATTGACAGGATCTTCCGTCCATATAGATCGTAGAATGTTTTCGAAAAACAGCAAAGTGAATCATCACCTTGAAGTTTAAAGAAAAATTTCTTCGAGCTTATGTCGATCCCTATCTCAGATAGGCAAGTTAATAACATGAGTCCGTTCACCCATGAGTCCATCAGCTGTGTTTGCTGGAACCCTGATGCTATACCGTTTCGTGTCCATTGAAATAAATCGCCGGTTGGTGTTAGCACTGGTAGGTGTTTAACGTTGTGAGTCATCCATTCCCAAAGATTTTCTAGTTTCTCGGGCCTGGTCCAACTGTTTGGGTAGTAATTCGTAGGCTCGTAGCCTGCGTCAAAATCCATCCCCATAACATTGGTGAATCTCTCTTCCTCCTGTTAAGTAATTCGGCCATCATAGGCCAAATAAACATATTCTCAACCATCAACAGTCTCTTCGGTACTCCGAAAACTGCTCGAATCTTGTCCTCCTCGTGTTCGCTTACAACGTGTGCTCTTGTGTGCATGGTCGTAAAACCCCAGTCGGTCGTCGGCTTTCCATCTTTCCAGTAAGGCTGTTTGCCCTCTTTGATAAGGTGAATCTCTGGCCGTTCGTTGACAAATATCTCATCGAATAGGTTGTGAAATGTTAGTCGTGTATCCTCTATTTCTCCTCTTGCGAATTTGTCGTTCACAACGTGTCTCCATCGTTCTGACTTAGTGTAAGGAAATTCTGCACTGACCTTTAGCTTCCAGGGATAATATCTCAAATCTGGCATGCTGATAGGCTTCAATCTCCGGCTTG